CTGCGGTTCCGAACATTGCTGAGTCTGCCGCCAACTCGTCGTACCTGACGGGGCTCGCACCGGACCTGAACAAAAACTGGTTCAACAACGCCGAGGTGGTGGCGTACCTCCAGAACAACGTCATCCCAGTGGTGGATTGGACTCGCAACCAGCGGTCAGGTCTGGAATCGGAGTGGGACGCCGTTCGGAACATGGCGCTCCAGCAGCACGACAACAACCGACGCTACCAAGGCAGGTCGCAGGTGTACCTCCCCGCGTATGCCCGCGCTCGGACCACGCTGGTGTCGCAGTTGAACAGTGGCCTGTTCCCGTCCGACGAGTACATGGACGTGACGCCGGAGAACGAGGACACCACCGACGAGGAAGCGAAGGGCATCAAAGCGCTCCTCCAGTGCGAATTCGACAAGAACGCCGACCTGTCGGGGAACATGAAGCCGTTTCTCCGTCAACTGACTGACATCGGCGTCTCGGTCGCCAAGTTCTGGTACGTGAAGGACGAGGCCAAGAAGGGCAAGTTCGACCTGTCGCGGGCGATGCGTCCGCAGTACAGCACCAGCCTCATCAAAGAAGGCTGCCGGTTCCGCACCAACAGCATGTACGGCTGGCACATCTTCCCGGTGACGGCCAACAACCTCGATGAAGCCCAGCTCATCTTCGAGGATGTCATCGTTCCGAAGTCGCTGTTCGACGAGAAGAAGAAGCGGGGCATCTGGCCCAACGCCGACGAGGCGTTCGGTCAGCCGCCTCCTGAAATGACGGCCAACCAGCAGACGCTTCTGTCGGCTCAGTCCGACATGACTCACCCACTGAACGACAGCACCCCCGGCGACGCCAAGTCGCTCGGTGTGCGCGTCGTCACGGAAATCTGGGGCTCGATGGTGCTGCCGAAGGGGGCGTACACGCCCGAGGAAGACAGCGACTTCCCCGTCCCGGTGAAGGTGACCCTCGCCGGTCACAGCATCATGGAAGTGGTCCGCAACCCGTTCTGGCACCAGAAGTCACCGTACCTCTGCGCTCGTGATGAGTGGGAGGTTGGCAGCTTCTACCCACGCGGGCAGGGCCACCGCGTGAAGGGCATCCAGCACATCCTCAACGACTTCGCCAACCAGACCAACGACAATGGCATCTACAGCCTCAACCCAATGTGGTTGGTCAACCCGTCGCTGCTGAGCGGTCCGCTGACCAGCATCAAGCCGGGTGGCATCTGGCAGGGCACTGACATCAGCGCCATGGCCAAGCCGATTCTGCCGCCTATCGAACAGCTCCAGTACGGGTTCCAGTTCCTGAACCTGTACTCGGGGATGCTCATGGACGACATCGGTGCGCCGCCCATCATCCAAGGCGTCGGCGCTGGCAAGGCGGGGAAGACCGCCACGCAAGCGCAGATTCTCCAGAAGAACGCCATGAACCCGCTTCAGGACAAGGTGGTCGGCATCGAGAAGGACGTGTTCCTCCCGATGATGGCCATGGCGTACAGCCTCAACCAACAGTACCGGGATGAGGACTCGATGCGGGCCATCACTGGGGTGGATGGTCTGAAGGTCCCGAAGGAAGCGCTGGCCGGTCGGTACGCCTTCAAGTGGTTGGCGTCGTCTCAGGCAGTGAACCAGCAGCAGCGGGCCGGTCAGGTGATGCAGCTCCTTCAGGTCATCATGCCGCTCGCTCCTGTGCTGGCTCAGATGGGCTACACCGTCAACCCTGTCCCGCTGCTCAAGAAGCTGTACAGCGACGGGTTCGGCTTCCGGAACTTCGACGACTTCATCTCGAAGATGGCCCCTCAGATGGGCGGAATGGGTGGCCCGCCCGGAATGCCGGGAATGCCGATGCCCGGTCAACCCGTACCCGGCGACCGTCCTCGGTCGGCGGTGGAACAGGGTGGTGGCGAGGTGGGGATGGATGCCGCCCCCGGCGAGGCTGAAGACTTCATGCAGGTTCGCAGTGAGGCGGACGACTTGGCCGCGATGCAGGGTGGAAACAACAACGGAGGGGGATACTGATGTTCTCGATTCAGGAAGAGGGCGAGTCCGAAAAAGACTTCCTCAACAGAGTTGCGCTGAAGGCCGAACGTCTCAGCACCATGATGCGCACCGAGGGCTGGAAGGAGTACGAAGCCTATGTGCGTAGTGAGGCCGCCAGTGCTCTCGCATCTCTGGGGCAGGCTCAGACTGGTGACCAAGCCATGAAAGCCGGTCAGACCTACACTGTGTTGATGAAGATGATTGAGCTGCCTCACAAGCAGCACGACGAAGCTGTAAAACTTCTCCGCTCCAAGTAATTAGAGTTTCCGCCATTGCGTTGACGCTCCGCGCCCGCGTACCTTTTCTCTGTCGAAAAGGTGCCGCCGACCTTCCACCGGGCGCAGGAGCGCAACCATGGCAGATACGAATCAAGCGGGAGGCGACAACGCTCAGTCGCCCGACGCTTCCAACGAAGGTTCTCAGTCATCGCAGTCTCACTCTGGTCTGGAGGCTCGCATCGGCGAGCTGACGGCGGGGATGAGGGACGCACAGAGGGACGCAATCGCCACCAGAGAGTTGCTGGCGGCTCAGCAGGCTGAAGTTCAGCGCTTGCAGGGTCTGTTGGCCGCTCCGAAGGTTGACCAGCCGGGTGTGGACTACAGCCAGTTGGGTGACGCTGGGCAGGTGGTGAAGCAAGCCGTTGAAGATGCCGTGACTCGCACCAAGAACGAGCTGACTGCGCAGTTCCAGTCGCAGTTCAAGCAGCTCCAGTCGGTTCAGGTGCAGTCACAGGTCGCCAGCATCGCCGCGCAGTACGGACTGTCAGCCGAGTTGGCTGCACAGGCTCAGTCGGTGATGGTCGGTGCGACGCAGCGGGGCATCCCGATGGTTCCCGAAGATGCGGTCAAGTGGGCGCTCGGTGAGGCCATGATGGCGGGCAAGTACCAGCCTCCGTCTGGCCCCACCGCTCGCAAGCCCGGTCCGAACGGCAACGTTCTCATCGGCGCTGCGCCCGTCCCCCAGCCCCAACACCAGCGTGTGGTTGCGATGCCTGCGAACTTCGACAGCTACTCACCCGACCAGCAGCACGAATGGCTATCCAAGAACGGCATGTTGGACATGCCTCTGGACTGAGCCAGTCCACCATCAACTAAGAGGTAACCAACGATGTCAGGCGAAATCACCACCAACACCAGCACGCTGAGCTACGACAGAGAGAAGTTCCTCGCGTCGCAGCTCGTCTCCCGTTCCATGTTCCGCATGGTCGCAGCGGCCCTCTGTGACAAGGTTCAGCAGCCCGAAGGGACCGGCGAAACCGCGTACTTCATCCGCTACAAGCGGATGTACCTCCCCGTCACCGAGCTGTCGGATGACGGTGCGGACCCGGCCAACTCGACGTTCACCCTCGAAGAGTACACGGCGACCCCGGACGAGTGGGGCGATGTGGTCACCATCACCGCTCGTGCGGTACGCGCCACCAGCCATCCGCTGATGCAGAAGGCGATGGACCTGTTGGCCGACAACGCCGCTCGCGTCATGGACCGCGAGATTCAGGTGGTCTGGATGGCGGGCACCAACGTGCGGTACGGCGACGGTTCCGTCTCCAGCCGTTCGACCATCACCAGCACCATGGTGCTGAACGAGGCCACCATTCTGGCGGCCCGCGTTCAGATGGTTGACGCTGGCGTTCCCCCGAAGGGCATGAAGTCGAAGGACGCCTTTCAGACTGGAGCCAGCGGCACCTTCACCGGCCCGTCGCTGTATGTGGCGGTCGCCGGTCCGCAGGTTCTGGCCGACATCTCGCGTCCCTCGACTTCGTTCGGGACGTGGGCTGCGGTCGGCACCTACGGCGATGCCAAGCGGTTCTCGAATTTCGAGATTGGCATCTGGATGAACATCCGCTGGGTGGAGACGAACTTCATCCCGAAGTTCACCCTGCTGGGCAACAGCACCGCAGCCGCTTCACTGGGCTCGGACGCGGGTGGCACCGGCTTCACCACCGCCAACGTGGCATCGGGCCACTCGCTGGTGTCGGCCACCACGTACTACTGGAAAATCACCCGGAAGGACCTGCTGCGCGGTTTCGAGGAAGCCATCTCGATTCGCCACAGCACCTCGCCGGGTGGCTCGGGTGACAACGAAGGCATCAGCTTCACCGCGCCTTCGACCACCGGGTACGTGTACAACATCTACTTCGGTGACACCGATGTGGATGCGGACCTGTTCCTCGTGTCGGAAAACCTCGCGGCGTCGGGGGCCTACACCGTCAGCACTGTCCCGACTTCGGGCACCAGCGCTCCGGCGAACATCAACGTGACCGCCGACGTTTCGCCTTCGACCGTCCACGTCGTCTACATCCACGGCGACGAGAGCTGCAAGTGGCTCGGCTTCTGGCAGACGAAGTTCTACATCACGCCGGATGTCTCGACCCCGAGCAACGTCCTCCGTCGTCGGCGCAGCCTCGGCTACGACTTCATGGGCAAGGCGTGCTTGCAGGACCAGACTCGCCTGCTGCGGCTGGAACTGGCCTCGACGTTCTAAGGCCACTTGGGAGCCCCGGCCACTCATCCCCCACGAGTGGCTGGGGTTTCCGTTTTTGGACTCCAACGTTTTCAAGGAATGAACATGAAGAACAACAAAGTCGTCATCGCTGTGCTGCTGTTCTGCGGCCTCGCATGGGCGGCCACCGAAGTGGTGGACCGTGTGGCCAGCGTGAATCCGCAGCACTTCCTCAAGGGCGTCTACGTCGGGACCGCTGCGTCCCGCGCAGTCGCTGACACCCAGAACAAGATTTCCCACTCGGGCGCTGGTCAGATTGACTACGTGTTCCCCGCAGTGCCTGACGACGGCGGTGCCACTGGCGACGCCTGCCAGATTTCCGGCTGGGGCACGACCGTCGAAGGTGCCACCGTGGGCGACCCCTGTATGGTCGGCATCGGCTACGGAGCGTCCGGCGTCCCTGCCAACGACTTGGTGTCCGACCAGTTCGACTGCTACGTGTCCGCGTCCAACACGGTCAAGGTCCGGCGCTGTTCGATGCGCGGTGCTGGTGCGCTCATCGACGCTGGATACTCGGTCCGAACGTTCAGCTTCCGCTGAAGAAGTACCCACCCCCAGAAGGAGCCAAAAAGATGGCTGGCAAGAACGACGAAGGCAAAGAGACGTACTCGAAAGAAGAAGTCCAGAAGATGGTGCAGGAGGGCGCTGCGGCGGCTGCCAAGGCCGCCGTGGATGCGCTGATGCCAGCGATGGCAGCGGTCAGCGTTCAGAACCGTCAGGCTGGACAGGTGGCCTCGCCGCAGCAGGGCGGATTCCCTCGCGTTCCCGTCATCCGCTGCAACGAGTGCGGTCAGGACAAGCGGGCCTGCAAGAGCGGTCACAAACAGATGTGCGTCTACCCCACGCGCTACCCGGAGTTCGCAGAGTGGTTCATGGGCGTCTACATCAACGGTGTCCGCTACCTCAGCGACCGTCCGGGTCACCTCATCACTGTCCCTGCTGACGCCGAGTCGGGCATCCTGACCCACATCCGGGTGTGGGAGGACAACGAGCGCACCACCAAGCTGGGCAAGAAGCGCCGTCACAACTCGGGTGACGCTGAGCAGCCGAATCGCAACCTGCCGTACTTCCGGTAAGGAAGGTCAAGCACCATGGGCGTCAAGACGTTG